CAATGAAGTCGTACTCCTCTTTGGTCAGGCATTCCGGCTTACGGTAACGCCAAATCTTGTTCAGCTTCTCCTTGCGGGCATCGCAGCCGCAGTCAACGCCTGTGGCTTCGCTAAACCAATCAACCGCAGCTTTGATGCCGGTTGCGGTGGTGATGGCCTCAATGGTATCGCCTAACCCGCTACTCTTGCGAGGCTTCCTTCCACGCTTGGTAGTGGTCGTTGCATTCGTCTTGGATTCGTTCTCTTGCATTTTTTAGGGTGTTGAAAATTGAGCGTGCTGATATTTTTGTTTTGTCTGCGAGCGTTCGTATGCTCATATCGGTGTTGTGGTACAGGTCAAAGATTTTGCGGTCGTACCAATGCCAATCGTCTGCTTGCTCCCATATCTCATCGTACAGGGCAACGAGCTGCACTTCGGCTTCTTCGTTGGCCTCCTCAAAGATTAGTTCTTCTTCAAGTTGGCTGACATCTACAAACTCAATCCGGCCTTTGGCCTTCATCAGGGTGGCGTACATATTGCGCAGCGTGACGTAAACGAAGAAGGTGTTGACCTCCTTTTCGTTGTACATAATCTTTTCAGGCTCCCCAACGTATTTGTACAGGCGAACGTACATCTCTTGGACGATGTCGTTGGCAAGGTCTTGGTCTGCACCAAAGCTCTTAACCATCCGAATCCAATCGGTGTGCCGTTCAGCAAGTACGTTTAGGAGTTCCAACTAATCTCAAAGATTATTACGAACAGGGCAAACTGAAGTTCGTGCTGAAGGTCTTCGCCATCAAGGTCAGTCGTTGAGGCATAGTTAACACCCAAGAGCAATCCTGTGATAGGCCATACGTTAACTTGAAAACTCATCGAATGTCTTTTTCAGGGTTAAATATAGTTCTTTATACTTAACTAACTCTGATACCATATCATTGAGCCGAGTAATTTCGTTTTCGTATGACTTCAGGTCTACTTTCTCCATTACATCAATATCCAACTCATCACGCACTTGACAGGCCACTTTGTAGAAGTGTCGGTAGTCCCTGTACATCAGCCTTGATTCGTGAACTTTTATTGAATGCACAATGCTGCTATGGTCACGAATTAGGATTTTCCCAAGCTCCATTAAAGTACCTGCACTACGGAATGCACAAGTAAATGCCCCACGCATAAGTGCAAGCTCACGGGTGCGCCTTCCGTCATCCTCAAGGCCGCAGCGTGTGAAGTATTGGTTCTTTGCTTGCTTTAGTTTTTGTAGTTCCCAAGTTCTCATTTGCATTTGCAGAGTGTTGCTCTGCCCTCTTTTTTGGTTTCTATTATTTTGGTAATTGGCAGCAGGTAGTGCTTGTGGTCGGATAGCCTCTTGAACTTAAACCACGAACACCACTCTACAAGTTTGTCTTCGGAATCTTGAATGATTTGGTAGTCCAAGCAGATGTAGTCAACGCCATCCACCCTAAAGCACTCAAGTTGTTGGAATGGTGAGAATACCTGCTTCATATATTGTCCTCAATAATGCGTTGCAGGCGTTCTATTTCCATAATCATTTCCTCGTTGTTCACTCGTAGTTGTGCGTTAGCAAGCATCACCTCGTTGAGCTTGCGGTTGGCAAACAGGCGATAGTCAATAAACTGCTGCAAGAGTTGGTCTGCGTTGTGGCAGTTCATAACGTGGTCAAGAAGCTCGTCTTGGATTTCCCTGCCGTTTGCTTTGTCGGATGCTTGCTTGGCAAGCCACATAGCCGTGCCGGATAACATCAGTTGCTTCTCCCTGATGTACAGGTCGTGTAGTTCTTCAGAAGGGTACATCATCGGGGCTGATTAGTGGGGTGGGTTCGTCTTTCTTTTGAGTCAACAAATTACGCCCATTTATTTTAAAGCCCACGTTTCCGATAATGGACTGCATCACAAGGGGTGTTTCAAGGGGCGTTACACGGCCTCCCGTTTCCATCTCCTTGACCTTGCGGACGTGGATGTGGGTGTAAATCCAATCCGTTTCGTGCTGCGAGTACCGATGAATAATAATTACGGAGTCAGCCCTGTTTCCCCACTTGCCCCCTCCTTCAATGTCGCTCGTCATAGGGGGCATCGGCATACCTTCGTACGGGTGGCCTTTGTAATGAACCTTGCGCATCGCCTCCGTAACCGGATGCGTGTTGACGATGGTGGTCACGTTGTTCTTGTGGGCGAATACCCGTAAGGCACTTGCTACCTCGTAGTGGTATTCGTGCATACCCGTCTTTCCAAGTTTCTTTTGGTCTGTTGAGAGCGAGTTGTATGGGTCTATTAAGGCTCCTGTAAAGTCCCATTCGTTCTTGATGGATTCCATTGTTTCAAGCAGGACAAAGGCATTGAATAGCCTGTTGCCGTCTATGAACTGAAAGTACTCGTTTATCCAATCCAACTTGCGGTGCATCGTCAGCTCGTCAATCCCTTGAATGGGTTTGCACACCATAAACTCAATGAGTTTGCGCTTGAGGCTCGGTACTTCGTTTTCTGCGGAGTAGATAAGCCACTTCTTGCCATTGTTGTACGACTGAAGCAACATCAGGTACATAAGGGTATGGGTCTTGCCCACGTTGGCGTGGCCTGTTACAACGCAGAACTCACCGTCCTTGAAGCGGACGTACTCGTCAAGTTCGTAGACACCGAGCTTGCCTGTGTCAAAGTATTTGCCCTTCAACGCTCGCTGAAGGTAGGGTAACGAAGATTCGTTTGGTAATAAATCGGGGTGTTTCATAATCTGATTGGTTGGAGCAAATATGCAAAATGTTTTCGGAATAAAAAAAGCCTCCCGAAGGAGGCCTTTACGCAACGTCCGAAGAAACCAATCAGAACGGACTTTCGTTGCGTGTAGCAAAATGCTCTTGATGAGTGGCGGCTGATTGGGTGCCGGTCATCCACTCATTGAATGTTGCTGCGTTGGCAAGGATGGTATCAACATCGTGGCCTGCTGCACAAGCGTACTCCACCGCAGCCTTCAAAGCTACTTGGCGGATAATGGAGGCGGAGCGTTCATCGCCCGCCGATTTCGAAGCGGTGGCAAAGCTGCCTCCGTTACCCCCACTAAATCCACCACCCGTGAAGGGCTTGTTGATTTTGATGGTACCTTTTTCGTTTTTGGTGTAGTCCACCTCGTCACCTACGTTGTAGGATGGGTTTGGTGATTTGGCAAATGCGGTTCCGAAGTCACCGTTGTCAAAACGGATATCCAACTTGTAGAACTCTTGCCGTGGCCCCTTCGGGGTGATTGAAACTATTTTAGCCATTGTGGAGATTGGTTTTAAATGAAAAGAATTGATTGCTGCTCCAAGACCTCAATGCGAGCTGATAGCTCCTGCACCTTGTCTTGTAGTGCCTTGATTTGCGCCTGCTGCGCTATGATAGTTTGGGAGTAGGTGTCCTGTGAAAGTGAAAGTGTCATAGTGATTGGTTTTTAGTGACAGGACAAATATGCAACAAATTTATTGATTAACCAAAAGTCCCGTGAAAGTTATTTCGGCAGTATCGGGGTGGATGTCCGGGTCGTGTTCCATCTTCAGCTTGCGCACATAAGCCCGTGAATCGTCCTTTACCCCTCCCCATTTGCGGAACGCATCAAGGGCAAATTTCACCGCCATAATGGAATTGTCTATGTCGTAGCGGTAGTTGACCTTACAGGTGATGTAGACGTGCTGAATGGGTACGCAATCAAGTTCTTGCAATTGTTGCAACACCTCATTGCAATGCTTGTCTTTTGCCTTTGCTCGGAATGTCCAATGCTTTGAAGCATAGAACATATTTAGGCTCGGCACCTTGCCCACCACAACGTGGTAGGACTTTAGTTGTCCTGTTGCAGGTACCCGCATTGGATGGCGAAGTGAATATCAATCTTTGCGATTTCTGCAAGAATTGATTGCTCTTTGTATTTCGCCTCTTGACGAGCTTGGTAGGTGCTATCGCAGTTGGCGAAAAGGGATGCGCATTCAGCGAGCAAGAAGTCAATCTTCCTGCGTTTGGCGGGATTAGTATAGTACTGCATACTTGACATTGATTCCTTCCGTTGTTGCGCTAATTCCTGATTGCTCATCTGATTGATTGTGGCGTTCTAATTCAAACTCAAGGTGTGCGATAGCCTTGCGAATGTCTTGGGTGATTGGGTTGTTGGGCTTCTTTCCTGCTCGCATCAGGTAGGTGAGTGCCGTACCTAAATTGTAGTTGTCAGGTTGGAAGTCCATCACCACATCCTTCGCCTCGATGCCGAGAGTCTTGCCGATGTAGTAGGGTGGTGTCTTGCTCATAGTAATTGCTTGCATTTGAGTTTTGTCGGCACGCTTTCAGAATCGTGGCGAAGAATCTCGTTTGCAGATATTTCGTACAATTCAACGTGATAAGCATTAAAGAACTTCTTAATGCGTTCAATTTTGTGTTGGGGAACCTTGTGCTTGTGGTAGATTTCAAACAAGTATTTTGGACTGCCCTTGTGAAATACCGTGATGTCAGGGACAAATAACGGATAGCCACTTTCATCTTTGTTTTCAAAATAAAATGGGTCTGAAGTTGAGCGAAACATAAGCTCTTCGTGAACCCCATAGTTTGACCTCCATTGAAATTGAGCAACCTTGCAATTGTCATTTTGTTCGTCCTGTTCCCGAAGCCATTGAGCAAGAAGGCTCTTTGCCAACTTGTGCTTGTAACTCTCCTTTTGCTTGAACATTGTCTGTTGGTTTGCTCAAAGGTAAGTCATCCCAATAAATGAAGACGTGGTCATTCATAGAAAGTTTTTTTGAAATTCTTTACATAAAAATTTGGCTATGTAAAGTTTTCTTTGTTTTTTATACAAGTTAGTTAACTTAAGTAAGTAGTTAAGTAAGTTAACTTATAACTTTACTTATTAAGTTAAGTAGTCAACCTAATAATTGACTAATGAGAGGAATTTGCGATTTAAGCGACTTTTATACCCTAAAGCATATAACCACCCCACTTTTGGTAGAAAGTATATGCAATCGGGTATAATCGGCCTTAAACGGCCTATTCGGTCAGTTTGTCAATCCACCGCTTGATGACATACACAATCGTCAAGACCAATGCCAACATCCCAACGTAGGATTCCAAGCCCCATCGTTCCGGCTTCGCCTCCTGCTTGGTGACTACCTTCGTTTGGGTGATGCGGATGGTATCAGGCTCACAAGCTGCCTCAACCACGACCTTTCGGTCTATGTACTGAAGCTGAAGGCGTACCTTGTCTTGGTAAATCACGGTGTCCTTCATCACCTCCAATGTGTCTATGAGGTACTTTGACTCCGTTACAATTACCGTGTCCCTGACAATCACAGATTCGAGGATGGGTTGAGCAGTACGGCATCCGCTAAGACCCGCAAGAATCGCAGCCGTCAGGATTGTCAATGTTGCAAGTCGGTTGTTGAGCATTTTCTAAGTCGTTGATGAAGTCCTCTAAAGAAGCCAATGGAATTTGGTTTTGACGTTGAACGAAGGGCAAGCCTTTGCAGCAAACTCGTTGTGTCCGTGTAGGCTCATTTCTCCGTGTGTTGCTCGCAATGCCTGTATCAAATTAACCATCGCCACCTCTTGTGCTTCGTTCAAAGTGTCCTTTGCTTTCATATTTTTATCACACCCACCAACGTACACTACACCGATGGAATCTTTGTTGTGACCGCTTGTATGCGCTCCCGACTGCTCAATGGGTCGGCCTTCGTGTACCGAGCCATCCAAGTAGATGACGTAGTGGTAGCCGATGTCTTTCCATCCTCTGTCCTTGACGTGCCACCTGCGGATGGTGTCAACGTCAAAATGCTTGCCTTCAGGGGTAGCGGTGCAATGTAGGATTATGCGCTTTAGATCTCTCATCGCCCCTGACTTGCGTAGGGTTTCTTGTAGTTCTTGCTCGCCTTGTTGCTGCTTGCACTCTTAGAATGCTTGCCTCGCTTCTTGCTCTTGCTTACGTGACTACTT